GCCTAGACTCTGGAATGGCTGATCTGTTGCATCCTCCGAGTGGCCTTTGCGAGTCAATCCCTAGGGATTGACTCGCAAAGGCCACTCGGAGGATGCAACAGATCAGCCATTCCAGAGTCTAGGCTAATACACTTTTTTTCTTTATATAAATCATAAGGAAGCCACCAGATAAGTTCTGGCATTTTGTTTTTAAATATACCAACGCAAGCAAAGTAATCCGCTTCAGATGACTGTTCTTTACACCTATCCATTCCATTTCTGACTCTCCATGCGTTAGTTGTCCAAAGAGTGAACATATGGCCGCCCTCGCAAAGATTGGCGGTCTTAATGTGAACCCTTAGAAATCCACTATCTGATTGTATGATTCTATCAACACGAGCGTTCTGTGCTGCAGGGGTATAAACGCACACATCGTTAGAAAGACACCAAAGATCGAAATAGGTTTCGCCGATTGATCCCACGAGGCTGTTGTGCCCTGTGCTCTTTAAAGGCTTGCTAGATGCAGTTGTAGTGTGTTGCTCTGCAAATAGCATTGATTGGCTGCTGGTAACTGTTTGCATTAATCTTTTAACTCCTGATAAGCATCTACTATTAACTTTACCTCTCTCAAGAGCTTTTGCCCGTCAGCTCAGTGTACTTCTTGGCGATCGGCTCTGCGTATCGGATAAACTCTGTACGCATGTCTGACGTCCATGCTTCAGGCTTAGATCGATTGATGAACCATTGACTAACTTTAATCAGCGGAAAGAAGAACGGCTTACGTTCGCTTGGTACGGATGTCGTGATCGGATCAGGTAGCATCTCTGTCCATAGCATGATCTGACGCAAGGCTGTTGGGTCACCGTCTTGCAGCTTCTTCTGGTGTGCTGCCACACGTTCCAACCGCTTGCCCTGCTCATCGGTTAGGCCAGCTCCATCTAGTAGCTCTGGCATGTTCTGCCCTTTGGCTCTTGCGCTAGATATGATGGCACCGGCCTGTGCTGCTAGGCCGATGACCTCACCCATCTGCTCAAGAGTTTCTGTTCGCCTCTTGTTTAGCTTCTTGATTACTTCTTTGAGTTCTTGCATCTGTCCCTTCCTTTCAATAAAGCGGCATTGTTAAATTTAGGAATCTGACGACGCCGCTTGTCGTGGTGCTTCCTTGCCCTGAGATCGTATGCCTCACGGGCCTTCTGACTTTTCTGCGCTCTAACAGGCAACCCAAGGCGATCGGTTAGCCCTAACACCCGCTTACTGAACGCCTGCTTAGTGATCTTGTGCTCGGTAGCAAGCTGGGTCATAGACTTGGTCGATCGGTTAAGCACGACCGCCAGCACAGACTGCTCCAACGTGTCGGCCATATTCTGAACCGCCGGATGGTCTGGCGCTTTAGTGATAAGGTAATGGAATACCTGAGTAGTTAACGCAACCGATGACGTGGTTACGGTAATGCCTAGCTCATGAAACGCCTCATGTACTAGATCCGCTATGCCATCTATCCGGGTGGATATGTGGGCGGTACCGCATGGAATACGTTCTAAAACTTGCTGATCTATCATACGCAACCCTCAAGATGCAAATCACCCTCAACCCTCACCCTCAAGATCCCCCTTATAAGGGGGGATCTTGAAGGTGGTGGCTTCAAGTTAATTTGAGTGGCACTCAAGTTAATTTGAGGGTTAAAAGGGTTGGTCACTTGAACCCCCTTTAATTTGATACTTTCCGTCAACTTCACAGATAAGGTCGTCGGCCCTACCTTCAGACACATACCGCTCGGCTGTTTGATGCGATTTGCCTGTATGATCCTTGACCCATCTAACTAGCTCTGCCCATGAACACGGCATAACTCCACACCGGCGCCAATCTACCGTAGGCGCCTTTGGCCCTGGCTTCCTCTTTTCGGGTGCCTCAGTCTCAAACCACGCCATACCTTTGTCTGCATGCCGCAAGTGGACTGACGGCTGCGTCTTGCTGGCAATCAAATCGCTCGCAGTAACGCCAGGACGCAATCCAGACCGCTTCCCGCGCTTGGTCACTTCTAGCTTATAAGTGTAAGTGCCCTGCTCATCCTGGCCACAAGGCGACAGCATTAAAACGGCTCTGGCCCAATTCGTCAGCTCGCTAGATCCAAATCCGCTATACGCCTTGTCGTGCCCCTGGTACCCGCTGCCGTCCCGCGTCGGCTTAGGCGTGTGGTGCATAAGCATCCAAGCAAATCCTGCGGAAAGGGCTAAAGGGTTAAGCAAATTGCGCAGGAATCCGCCAGCCGTCTCTTGGCTGGATAGATCGCCACCGATGAACGCCAGCAAGGGATCTACCCAGGCTAAGTGCGGTTTATGTTTTTCGACAAGGCGACGCATGCGATCGACGAACCGCTCGCCCGTGGAGGTGCAATCACGCACGATCACAATGTTGGCCTTTACCATCTCCAACTCCTCTGCGGTCAGATCTAGCGCTTTTAGAATACCCTGCAGCGCCTCTGCTACGTCGCCCTCATCGTTCTCGGCTTGTACAATTAGCGACTTCAACGGCTTTCCGTGTGGCGATATGCCAAATAGGTCACGCCCGCATGCCCAAGTAATCGCCGCCTGTAAGCACAGTACGCTCTTACCCAGGCCGCTACTACCCACCCACAGCGCCGATCCTCCACGGCAGATCCACCGCTTGCCCAGCAACTGCGTCGGATCGCAATCCTCTTTAAAGTTTACCAAATCCTCCCACTTATACGGCTCCGGGATATCCCCATAAATCGTGCGCTCCTGCCATTCGATGTAAGTCAGCGTCGGTGCACCACACTCGACCAACTCCTGCTGCTGGCCGGTAGCGGTACGCATCGCCCCCGGCAACCTGGACAACCGGCCGGCGTCCTTGTTGGCAGAATCAGGCTTCGAGTGCTCGAGGTGCTTGTAAATAAAATCTACACGCTCGGCAAACTCCTTGGCATTGGCCGCTCTCACGTCCACCCACGCATGCAAGCTCCGGGCACCGCTCTTAATAATCGACGACGTAGGCAACCCGCTGCGCTTAATAATGGCCCACTGCTCCTGCAGCGTGCTTTCATCAAACTCAATTAAGCAGTGGCGAAACTTAGTAATCGACTCGGCTTTGCGGTTCTTACCGTTGTTCGCGTTAATGGACACATACACGCCCACCGCATCGCCCTGCCAGTCTTTCAACCCGTCGCCCTTAAAGAGCTCTAGCCATTCCTCACGGGTGCGAGTTTCGCCAGCACCGTCCGGACGCTCGCGGTCGCCGTCCTTAATTGATCGGCAGATGTTGATACTATCGCCCACGTCGAAACAGGTGGTTAGAAACTTGTCGACTGGCCCGCTCTCCACGCTGATCGGCATCGGCGGCACTGGCAGATCCTCCCGCACGATCGCCCCGTTCTGGTAGCCGTACTTGGCTTTTGGCCGCCATGCCTCCCTAGCTGGCTTGCTGTAAGCGGATTTTACGGCCGCCACGCATTCGTTCTGCGTTAGCCCATTCTTAAAGCCCCAGATCTCGGCCTCTGACTCCGCATCAAACTGCGATAAACCCTGGTCACGGAATTGCAGCGCCATACGGAACAGCTGATTGTTGCGCTCACCTTCCGGAGCCCCGTTGTGGTAAACGGCCTCGGTAGCCGGGGGCAGTGCAATCATTTTTTGGCAAACCCTTCCAGCGCCTTGACGATGACGTATTCGATCACCGCTTCGGAGTCTTTCTTTAACTGCTTCAGCCCAAATGCGTGCAAAGCCTTTGCCGTTTTGGCGTCATAGGTTACGTCGACCAACATCTGCTTAGGCGCAGGCCGTGATTTGCCAAAAGTAATTTTACCCAGATCTTTCATTTGCGTTTTCTTTTTTTGCGGGGTTTTACTTCTTTCCAGACGTTGAAGTCCTTGTCGCATTCGACCGACCAGAGCATCAGTTTCTGATAGAGCGATCCAGCCAAGCCCCAGCGGCACAAAGTCCTGCTAACCAAGTCTCCTAACCAGTATAGAAGCCACGATAACGCCCTCATTTTTTCTTCTCCGCGTCTCGCTTCTGGTACGTCTGCGCACGCTTCAGCAGCTCCTTGGCGATGTGCAGCGCCATATCCAGCCTACTGCGTGCTATGACCAGCCGGCCGTCCAGCAGGCTTTTCTTGGCCCGCTCAAGGATTTCGATTTGCCAGGTTAGACGCTTAACGCTCACCACTGCCCCATTCCCCAGCGGTGGCGATTGGCACGGGCCTCTCGCACACAGTCGGCGTACTGCTGCGGCGTGTAAGTGCCGATGACGCGGCCGGAGAACATGGTCAGGAGATCCTGCAGGCTCACAGCACCGCCTTCGGCAGCGGCCCTGCCAGTTTGTAGTGGTACGTGCGGGCGTCGTATTCCAGCGGATAGCCAAAGAAATCTCTGAGCAAGTCGATGTCCCGCTGAATCGTTTTGTAGCTACATTCAAGCTCTACGCCCAACCGGGCAGAGCTGGGCAGGGACAGATCTCGGCGCAACTTGTCGACGATCACGCCTAAGCGGCGGAACGTCGGCCGTGTATCGCCAAGACCAGCGGCCCGATTGCGTTTAGAGGCGAACGTGGCGGCTTTCGTGCTCACTTAATCACCTCCACCATCGCCACCTTCGGCAACCGCATCGCGTTAAACTGCTTCTCACTTGCGGCAAACACGTCCACCACGGGCAACTTGCCTCCGCTCGCCTTTTTGCTTTTAACGGCAGTGCCAGTATCCACGGCCACCCACTCTCGCTTGCCGTTTAGAATGCGGATCTTGCTCCACAGCGGAATGATGTCGGGATCGACGGCGCAGTGACGGCCAGCCCGCAGACGTGTGCCGGTGCTCGATTGGTAGCGGCTGCTCCACTCATCCTCACCCGGCCAGTAGCCAGTGATGCGCACCTTAATTTTCTTTACGTCGATCTTCTTGGCGATCGGGCGCAAGTCGATGAATGCGTTGCCTAGCTTTGTTGTTGTGAATCCCAATAGGGCGATGAACGAAAGCAACATCCTCATAGCCCGCTCCTTATCCGATCGATCAGATCGTTCTCGCGTGCCTCGCTAGCCGCCAGCGCTGCCTTGGCCTCAGCTAACTGCCGGGCAAGCGATCGCACGCGGTTAAGCAACTGGTCGTGGGTGGTTTCCTCTGGCAGTACCTCAATCATTCTGCACCTCACGCGGGTCGTACTTTTTAAGCCAGCGCCACACCTTGCAGATAGAGATAAACGCATCAAACGCCTGGGCAACTTGCTCGGCGGTGTAGCGGATTTCCTGCAGCTGGCCGGTGACTGGATCGATCAGAATGTTCCGGCAAGCCATACCCTCGTCCGTGAAAGCGTACGCATAGGCACTGAGCTGCAGCAGATCGGTTTCGTAACCTGCCGCTTTTCCATTCTTAAATTTGCGTGTCTTGAAATCTACCACCTCAATTACGCCGTGGATGTCGGCGATCAAATCCACTCGGCCTGCGTAGCCTTCGGCTTCGTTCACCAGGACGGACTCGCTTTCATGCACCTTAGTCACGCAACACTTCCGCCATTCTTTTAAACCCGCATAGTGCTCCTCGTAGCCTTTAACTAGCTCGCCCGGCTCCTCGCCGTTAATTATAATTTCAGCTAAAGAATGAACGTGAGTACCGCGCGCAGCTGCGGCCTCAGTTTCTTTTCTGCTGTCCAGCACTGCTCGCTTGGCAAAATCGGCCAGCGATTCGCCCTCAATATGTGGCAGGGTTAGCGATGAGGACATCGCCTGCTCCACTTGCCAATTTATCAGCCCAGTCTTTTGCGGGCCTGCTGCCGCCAAGATTGTGGTCACGGACGGAAACGCCCCCACCTTGCGGGCGGATCGCAGATCACCGTGGCACGACTCACCCGACCTTAGGTAGTAGTGCGCCGATTCCGTTTTAGCGGTGACAATGATCGGGGCCATCAGTTCCACCTGCCGATTGCGTGCATCAGTTGCAGGCCCAGCGCGACAGCTACCAGCGGCAGCATTATTTGAATTACGATTGATAGGATTTCCATAAAATCTTTCTGGCCAGGGTGGGGATTGCCCACCCCAGCCAAATGGCTAGAACGGGACGGGGTTTCCGTCGTGATCTAACTCGGTTGCGGTTGTCGCGCCGTTGCGGTTTATTTTCCGCACGAACGCCTTATCCACGGTCACCTTCTTTGCTCCGGCTGGCAGTACCGCCTGCACGTTCGCATAGGTAGATCCGTCACGCTCGACGTGCACCACAAGGATCGTGCACGGCTTACCGATGAGCGTTTCCAGATCCAGATTCTGCGGTGGGGCTTTTTTGGCATAGGATTTTAAATCCTTAAAGAGCGCTGCCTTTTCGTGCAGGCTCAAGCCGTAACGCCGGCCGATGGTAAACGGGCGGCCGTCCTCCATCTTGTCAGCGATTTGCCACACCAGGCGAATCTGATGCTTCTTTCCGTACATGGTTTCAATGACGCCAAGATCTTCTACGTCGCAGAATACTGCGTCGTGCGATCCTTCGGGGGCTGGCGTATACGTTCCCCCTCTGCTT